TGAAACAAAAATGTCAATCATTAAATTTAGAGTGAAGGAGGATGCTTTGCAGCAAGACTCCCCTAGTACGACCCGTACGCCTGTTGGCAATACGTTCGTTGCTAGTACTAATGATAATCCTACATGTGTCAATTTGACTACACATGGTTCCGGACCTTTGGTACTCAGTGTTACTACATTTGCATGTAATAACCTAACTTCGCAAGAAGTTATCTTTCCCTTAGTCAAGTCTTTAGCTTGGCCACTCGTTTGTAAAAGAGTGACTTTTGAAGCCAAGGAACTTAATAGATTTAAGAAATCATTAAGACAAACTGCCTTAAATATTCATAAACATATATCAGAAGATAATCTTGAACAAACCTTTATAAAATATTGGTTGGACAAGTTTATGTGTCAAATTATGGGAGATGATGTGATGCCTAAAAGACATCCACTCATCTCTTGTGGATTATTTACTGGTTGGATTAAACGCTGTATAGCTCGGTCTATTGCTAGACGTGATATTAGTCTCATCTATTCACTACAGAAAGGTAGTAAACAGATGTGGCCTAAGCTCTCACCCTCTAAATATTTAGAAGCGATGAAGGATTCCATGAAAAACATTGGAACCCCTCGTGGGTTTCTACATAAACAATATGTAGAAACGCTATATCATACATCATTGGAGGTTTTCAGAAAATTGAAACCTCCAATGCGTTTTATGCCATCTTCAAGTGCATGCTTACAAGCTACCCGCCGTGAGGGGGGTGCGTTAAGTATATATGAGCACTTGAAACCAGTTAAAAAAGAAGTTATCGGTAGTCTTAAAACTATTAATTTGTCTCTGGATATTTGGAGACAAGAAACCTGGTCTACTTCCTTATCGAAAATAGCGTCTGATATCAATAAACTTGATTCTACAGATACATATTTTCCTTCATTGGATGTTCGCTGGATTGGTCTTTATGAGCCTGCAAAAATTCGCCCCATAGGTTATATGGATGGCCATCTTTGTACTGCATTAAGACCCCTCCAGGGGCAACTCTTGAACGCTTGGAAATCTACCAAGTGGACCACGATGAATGATTCGTGTCTACTTGAGAGAGTACGGGTTCTAGACGAACAAGTTAAAGAAGAATTTTGGTGTTCCGGTGATTATAAGAATGCAACTGATTTGTTGTTGCGTGATGTTTCCTTGACAGCTCTCTCGGCTATCAAGGGACATCAATTATATTCACTTGCTCATAGGAGTATGAGCTCAGGTAGATTACTCTATCCCGACGG